GACATGAAATTCTACGGCGTAGATAGGAATCTCGCAAACATCAGCTGGAAGATAAGAGAAGATGACATGATGAACATATGTAAGAACATGCTAGACAACACAGAATTCTCTAGGAGATACGCATAGGATGGGAATAGTATTTCCTAATAGGAACATACAAGAAGTAAGCGGTAAGCTGAACGCTACTGGTGGACGCATCGTGCAGGTCCAAGAGACCCGTAGCTCTGCTAGTTTATCCTGCGCCAACTGGGCTACTGCTAACACACTGTTCAGTGGCACTATCACTCCTATCAGTGCTAGCAATTATATCTTAGTCTATGTTTTTAATTCTTTCCGAATGGATGCTGGAATTGGCAGTACTGTAAACGTCGGCGGTGCCTGGAGCTTGGGGTACATGGACGTCATCAATACTGCAGGAAGCCAGATAATCATCAGCGGATGGGACGGGACCTGGAGAAATGTGATAGGCAGCTATGAAAAACAGTATCTCGAAGGCCCTATCGGCTCTACTTCTACGCAGACTTATACTGTAAGATGTTACAACTATCCCACCGGTACTTGTTATTGGAACACTACTGCACAAAACGGCCATGATGGGTATGCTTATCTGAGATTGACGGAGATTAGTGTCTGATGCCGATAGTCTTTCCTGTGAACAGTTTTGGAGAAGTAGGTAATAAGATATCCGCTACTCAACATGTCATCCAAACCGTACACAATGTCGGAACTACCTCTGTGGCTACTAGCAGTATAACTGCGGTCGATCTGTATACTACTGCCACAGGCATAACGCTTACTAATGCTAGTAACAAGATAATCATTGAGTTATGTTGGGAGAACCGTGCTAATGATTGGGGAGATCAAGTCTGGAATCTCTACTACATGGATCTCATACATGTAGGTACAAGTACACAGCTTTGTTACAGCGGTTACATTGGTGAACAGACTTATTGCATCAGACCATTCCGTCGCAGTTATGTACATACTCCAGGTAATGTGGGTCCTCATACTTACAAGGTTAGGGGATGGAGCTATCAAGCTAGCCAAACTACCTTTGGAGGTGCATCTGCAGGCGGAGACGGTAGGTATTACATACGAATGACGGAGATCGCAGCATAATGGCAATCGTCTTTCCTAGTACTGTTATACAAGAGAATAGCAGCAAGATCAACATGCCCGGAACAGTCATACAAGCTGTTTATAATCAACAGACTATAAGCACTACGGCTACTTCTGCAGCTTGGGTAGACGTGCTAGCGACTACTATCACACTGGCAAACAGCAGCAACAAGGTACTAGTGGATTACTTTATGAACGATCGTAGTGATCAAGGCGCTGGTACTTGGAGTCTCATATACCATCGCATCTTGCGAGGCAGCACACAAGTTATGTACGGGGGTCTCAATGGAGCAGGTTATAACCACATCGGATTTTTTAGTCGTAGCTTTTTAGATACACCGGGATCGGGCGCAATTACCTACACTGCTAGCGTACTAGCCCATCAAGGTACAGCTTGGATTGGTAGTTATAACAATGGCAGTACGATGCATTATCTAAATCTTTACGAAATTGGGGTATAAACATGATAGGAATGAAACGTAACTGGAGCATAGCAGAAGCACTAGGACAGATGCGTCCAAGTGCTCAGTGGGTGCTTCGAGGAGACTCTTACGAAGGATTGGAATGGTTTAGCACTGACTCCGAACCCCCTGCTCTCGAAGAGATAGAAGCCAAGAGAGCAGAACTGATTGCAGCAGAACCAATGAGAAATCTCCGTGAGATAAGGGATTGGTATCTAGCACAGAGCGACTGGACGCAGGGTGCGGATATCAGAGCACTGCGTGGACCCGAATGGTGTGCAGAATGGGATGCTTATAGGCAAGCATTGCGTGATATGCCTGCAACTAACGAACCTTATTTTGACGAACGAGACATGATACAAGGTTTTACCGTTCCTACCAAACCATCTACTAACTGATATTGACCTTAGGCGACTTCTAGCACTGCTTTTATCGTAGCCAGCTTCTTCTTGATCTCTTTGTTGCTCCAGCTGCTCCATAATCCCGGATGCAGAGGTTTAGGGAAGCTGTCAGTGTCACACCAGCAATAGCCCTTGTGTTCCTCATTTAGATTTGGAACGAATTCCTCATCTACTAAGCATACGAAAGTGTGATATTCGAACTTGCCATCCCTGCTCTTGAATAGTTCTAAGGGAATTAGTTTGAGATCAGCAGCAGCTAACCCTATCTCTTCGTCTAGCTCTCGATGCAATGCTTCTAATACGGTCTCGTTCTGCTCAGCCTTGCCACCTGCTAGTGCCCAAGTGTTCTGATGCTTATCGCCGCTGCGAAGCAGGAACAACACCCTGCTGGTGTTCTTAGCATAGACCACAGCCCCGCAGGCTCTTAGATCACTATGCTCCAGAATCCCTCTTTGTACAGACCTTCCCAGCTCTTTATCCACTTAGCACCAATCCATTTGTACTGTATACCTGTGTATGTATTAGTGACATACTGTACCTCAGTAGTAGTCTGGCTATCGAATACGATCGCCCATCTAGTTCCGTCCCACTGGATGATATCGTTAGCATTAGCAATCAAGCCGGTTCCGTCATTGTTTCGCCAAGCGATGGGTTCGTTAGCGGGATCGTTTTCTCTGTTGCCTACCTTGGACAATATGAGATAAGTCTGACCTATAGCAGGCGCAGGCAATCCTGATCCTGGACCTGTAGTCTGTGGATCTATTATGGTAGTCACAGCGGGCAACGTGTTAGTAGGTATCGTGTCCTTGTCAACATTGAACAGCAACACGGTAGGATCGCTAGGATTCTTAGATATCGTTCCTGCAACTAATCTTTCTGTGTTCTCATCTGTCAATATCAGCAGGCTGATACCGTTGACTATCTCACCTATCACGCTAAGCGTAGTAGTCCAATCGATAGGAGTGCCTTGTGTCTCGGGGATGTTAAAATCGTTAGTCTCGGTATACGGTCCAAACCTCTTGACCAATCTAATCTCACCGTTCAATGCGATGACATTATATCCCATCGGTGTGAAGTATTGCCTGTTAGCAGTCAACACGCTCTGATCGATGATGGCCTGTTCTAGATTGCCTGCAGAATCGTATACAGATTCGACGATCTTCTGGATGACACCTAGCTGTTTTAGCTTAGCTGGTGCTGTGATCCATATGGGAAGCTCGAAGGTCAGCGTTCCTATGTCGATGAGATCATCTTGACCGATAGGTATGCTTCGTGTTGTCCAGTTAACATCAGTCAGTAACACATAGCTTAGCGATGTCCAATCTAGGTAATTGTCCGTGTTCTGTATCTCAAGATCAGGATTGAATATGGTCAGGATCTGTTCGTATATCTGCAGCTTCTGATCGAAGTTGCTGGTCCATACATCCATCTTCAGTGTCAATCTATATGGTACAGGCATCAGACGTTCTAACGTAAATGCTTGTTTCTGCACCGTCGTAAGCTGCCCGGTGACTGGATCGATCTGTCTCTGTCTGATGGACTTCTTCTCAGTGTGGGTTGGATCCTGGATCCTATCTCGATCATATCGTAACCCGTCGATGTAGACAGTCATGATAGGAACGGTGGTCAGCGTGTTCTCGCTGTTGTTGTTTATTACGCTAGCTACTTGCCTGTTGGTATCGGCATAGCGCACAGGAACGCGATACAGCGTAGTGTTACCATCCTGATCCTTTCCGTATTCTACATAGAATTCAGAGAACACTCGGACGAACTGAGTCAGGAATCTCCTAATCTGTTTATCGTAGAAGAACTGTGCCATATTATCCGTCTGCCTTTACTTTCAGTGCTTGGCTTAGAGCAACACGTTGATCGATATAGCCGCCGCCGCTCAGTCTAGTCTGTTTAGTGTTATTCAAGAACCCGCCTTTCAGCGTGTTGTTCTGATCACTGTTCAGCAATGCTCTCTGATTATCTTCGATAGCTACCCACTTCATGCCATCATAACGGAACAGTCTATTAGGGAAATAGTCGGTCCTGAGAACATAATCGCCGGTCTGCGGCACATCAGTGAAGTAGGTCTGTGCCTTGACAGGAAGACCGTTAGGAGTGACACCATCACCTACTAGATATCCCGGCACACCGTTCTGAGGAGATTGCCAAGCTACGTCTGCAGTGACAGCATTGCTATCTCCTGCCAGATATATCGTGTCTGCAGTAAGTCCATTGCTTGCGACAGGATTGCCATTCGCATCTGTTGCTAATATCCAGAGCGCAGTAGTATCGTATCCGCTAAACGGAACGTCTATCTGAGCCTGCTCTATTATCCTGTCGTTGATGTTGACATTCTTAGCATAGGTACTTAGATAATCCTTGAGAGGATTGATACCAGTACCACCCATCCCATCTTCTCTGTTGTCTGGTTGTTCCAGGATGTCTCTGTATTCCTGACCGTCTACCATCGGCTGTACCTTAGCACGCCATAGGTGTGGCCACCAAGTTGGAGCGTATCCTTCGGCAGCTCGTGTGGTCTCTTGCACGACATAGAACTTCTTCAATGCGATAGGTATCACATCGTTTGGATCTAGCGGATTGTAATCTCTGAGATGCTGGAATTCTAACACATCACCGGGCATCAGCTTGCGTCCCATGCGTTCGATCATGTCGTTGATGTGGAACGTGAGGAACAGCGTGTCGTTAGTGACAAACAGACCAAATTGGCTCAGGTTGAAATCGGTATCCTGTATGGTATAGTGACCTCGGACAGGATAGATGTTCCTGTCGTACTTGCGATCTCTGTTCTCTAGGAACAGCAGGTCCTGGATGTCCTTCTCTGTGGTATTGGTGTATTGCGGAAGGGTGACATCCGTGCTTGTGCCTTGATCGTTAATTCCTAGATATTTGTGTACGTTGAAGTTCGTGCCGCCCGCAGTGAACAGCTCGTATATACGCCTATCCTGGAATTTATAATCAGCGGTATGCGTGTCCCGCCAAAGGCTTAAACGTGGCATCTTTTTTCCTCGGTGTCATATTTATAGCTTAAATACCCGCATGGATTTCGTTACAATCTGCTTCGAGAAAGATTGGCCCCAGCTTAGATTACAAGCAGCCAGTATGCGCAAGCATCTGAGGAATTTTCCCTTAGATAGGATCAAGATCATCATAAACGGAGATCTGTTGTATCGCACAGATCTAGAACGATACTACGGAGAACTTTGGCCCCGTGTGGATATCATAATGGGAAAAGAACTAGTAGACGACCCTGTAGTGCCCTGTCCTTGGTGTAAGACGCATTGCCCTAAATGTGGGTACTGTAACCAGCAGTTATTAAAGATACGAGCAGCACTTGCCTGCACAGCGGATAGTTATTGCATATTGGATGCTAAGAATTGGTTGATACGCGACTGGGCAGCTACGGATAGATTGCCCTTATTCAGAGGACCCGTAGACGAAGCACAGTGGGTAGAACATAGATTGAACAGCTGGCAACTATTTGATCTCATTCCACCCTCAACCAGCACGATAGCACAAAATACGCCCTGCTTCTTGCCTACTAAACTCATGCAGGAACTAGCTGAAGATCACAGATTAGCCCAATGGCAGGATCTTCCGATGGCAGAATTTTTCATAATCGACGCTTGGTTGCATCTAAAGGATTCCTTGGGAATATACGAAACGAAACATACAGGCCCTAGCATAGGAATATGGCCGGGTTGGGTAGACAAGTTCTGCGATATGACAGATCTATGGAAAGGAAATCAACTGTGTGCGGGCATACATCGTGACAGTTTTGGCATGCTAAGCGATGATCAGATAACACAGTTTGTCAAATACGCTGCTTCCTATATCGACGATCCTGATAGATTAGTCGATGATATGATCAGTTTGAATCCTGTTATTGTATGACACTGCTAAACCGCAGTATGAATATAGTCACATCCTCTTCCTGTATCACAGCGGTCCAGAACGGATCGCCTTGATTGAAATCAAAAGTTATGCTATAAGGACTGCCAGCATGAGCTTTCAGCCATTCTTCCATGCGACTCTGGAAGTTCAGCCTGAGCTCCATCGCATAGCGAAACTGTATGCAGAAGCTGACACGCCCACTCCCATCACGCCAGGGAGTGGGCTTACCGATCTTTATGTATTGATCGTCTAAGAGATCAGACACCAGCCAGTTATCCTGCTATCCTCGAACAAGGGTTGTCTTGACTTCATGAAAGGCTCTACCCCGCTCAGCTTCATCCATACCCGTATATCGTTGAGTGCTAAATGTAGGTTGTCCTGGCAACTCTCATCTTCGTTGCGAGGTATCCAGATATCCACCCGTCTCACTTGCCTGCTGAGATTACGATCCCGATAGTTATAGTGCATGCGGACATTATGATTGATATCCCAGTCAGACAGCAGCTCTGCTCGAGTGCTGCTCTTAGACATCTTTAGACCGTGTGTCTGGAACGCTGTCTTCACAGCGTCCCTAAACTGTTTGGTCGTTGGTAGTCTTGGTATCTCTATCATCTGATTCTGCCTCTAGCATGGTAGTGCTACATCCTACCAAAGTGTTCTTACCATCTTCCATCACGCGAACGAACCAAGAGCTTACCTGTTCTTTCACTATGCCTTTGAACGAGGACCCTTTATAGTCCCCGTTGCTCTTGACACGCTGACCTACATCGAATGGAAACGGTTCCATCATTAGCTATCTGGGTTATTCATCTTTACAAGGATCGTGCGAGCTCGCATCTTGTTCTGATGCGCGACATGCTGTGCCCACCCCATTGCTGTATCTCCGCCTTCCCATGCGTGTTGCTCACGCAGAGGACGAACACCTGCAGGGTCGATGCCCAGCTTGGCATATTCCTTACGGACATGCTCTTTCCATTCGTTGAGAGTACAGTTAGCGCGAGTATAAACAGTATAGGCTTTCTTGCTATGCATCTTAGTTCTCCTTAGCTGATTGCGCCTTCTCGGACGAGGGCAGAAAAAATACTTACTGCACGATAGTTAACACGCTTGTTACCTACCCCAGTCTTGGTGCGGACTTTGCCTTCTGTAGCGGCAGCAAACTGGCGACCACGCTCGTAATCGAACTGAGCGGCAACACCTGCTTTGACCGTGTAAGGCCAGTTGTCATAATCCTTATCAAAGCCTTTGCCTGCGATAAAGTCTTTGACACCGCGTGTGAAATAATGGCTAGCGATGACTTTTTCTACAGTAGTGTAGGAAGTGGTGTTAGAATTGGACATGTGCAGTGCTCCTGTTCTCATTCCCTATAATACATATTAGCATAGGATACAGGTATGTCAACCGAAATTACATGCTCCAGTAGGTCTCTGAGGCAGGGCTGCAGCTCAGTGCAGTGTTGGTCCGCTCTTGATATTCCTTGCCCGACATGAGGTTAACTTTGGTAACGCTTGCCTCGATGCTTTCGTAGAACACTTTGGATTCTGCAACAGCAAACTCGGCTACATCGTAGCCCATCTTGCCCATGCGTGTCAGATGCGCTTTAGCAGCGGCTTCGCTCTTCCAATACTTGGTGCTGCGGCTACCAACGATGCGAGTAGTCTGGGTGTTGTAAACAACGTAGGACATGTGCAGTGCTCCTTATTTCCCTATAATACATAATAGCATGGAATGCATGCCTGTCAACCGCTTTGAGGACACGGTCTAGATAATTTTTATTTGCTAGCCTGCACAGATTCTACCAGCTGGTTTGCTTCACGCTGGCTTAGGCCTGTCATATCGCGCACCAGCTTGCACAATTCCAGCTTGCGGTACTTGTATGCGCCTGATTTGGATTCCAAGATGAAAACACGAACGGCGTCCATATCGTTTGTAAACTGCATATCTAGTGCTCCTTATTTCCCTATAATACATAATAGCATGGAATGCATGCCTGTCAACCATTATCTTTGTGATAATTTAGGTGCGGAACTCAGCTTCTTTCGGTAGAAATTGTAATTGTTCTGTCGGTCATCTAGCCCTGCCATGCCCGAATTGATCTTGCGTGTGACGCTACGGACGTCATCCCAGTCTTCTACGTTAGGACGCACACGGGTGTTCCAGAACCATATAGCGATCTTAGCTGCAATCTCTGGATCAGCTGCCAGCCTGGGTTTTTTCTCTAAGGGCAGTCCCAGTGCTTCCCCTGCTATGCGATAGTTGGTCCTACCTGTGAGATGTACAAATCCTCTGCCGTGATATAACACACCGTCGCCGGGATTCACATTGCCTAATCGTCTAGCCAGCTCTGGATTCTTACCTTGTATGTCGTACTTTGCCTTGAAATAATGCTCGTTGCCTATCTCATTTAATCTAGAGAAGCTGGATGATTCATGTGCAGTCTGTGCTAGGAATGCTGCTAGTTCATCGCCTCTGATGCTGTTGGATGTAGCAATCTTGATCAGCATGTTCTCGACGTTAGGATTAGCAGATTGTGCAGTGCTAGCAATCGCTTTCGAAGCAGGAAGATCACTAGGATTGAACATGCTAGCAGGGATGCTGTCCTGTTGTGCAGGCTGTGCGATAGCTACAGGCTGTTGTACGGGCTTCTCTGCGGGCTTATCTCCCCATCCTAATGCTGCTGCTCCTACTAGACCGGCACCTGCAACTGCACCTTTCGCTACACGTTTGATGTTCTTCCAATCAGCTTCGTTAACACGATTCATAGGAACATACGCCTGTATATCGATGCCTAATCTGCGAGCAGCTTGGGCACGATGGTTGCCATCTATTATGCTGTTGCCTGGTCCCATGATGATTGGATCTATGCGACCGCCTCGGCTGATGTTCCGGATGACGTCTCTGACATGATCTGTATCGATGTCCATGACCCTGTTAAAAGGATCGTCGAAATATACTTCATCATCGATATCTGGCAGAGAGTCGGGATGGATCATCTTGATTCCCCATTCGTGATCCTGCATCCATTTCTCCATTTCTGGATTCTCACCAGCAGTGTGATGAGTCTGGTGGAACATCTTCAGCATGTCCTTGCCGGAGATGCTTTCATTAATGACTGATTCTGATACTGGTCGGGCATTGGTTGCTACCCAAGCAGGTCCTGTGTAACCATCAGGAAACTGCTTGAAGTGCTGTATGGTTCGATGCCAGCCTTCGATCAGCTCATACTGATTACCGATCTTCTTGAGTATCACAGGTTCTTTCCTGACGCCACCCTGCTGTTGTGCCAATGCTGCTTGTGTCGCGTGACGTTCGGCATCTTTCGGAATGCCCATGCCCATGTCGCTCTCACCGCCCCAACGAGCTTTAATCTTGTTGACCGTCCAAGGATTTAATGTCTGGAAGCTGAACTTGAAGTTAGGAACAAGCTGCCATTGTGTGTCAGCATCCATGCCTTCGCCTGCTAATACTGTTCTCAGATGTTGCTCTATATGAACGGATTCCGGTCCAAAGTCTCCTCTCACACTATTGTATATCCAATCTCTGAGAACATACTCTGGCCATTTAGGCAGCTTGCTCTTTACCCAAGCGAAAGCAGCATTTCTAGTCTCAGCTATGCTTTCTTTCTTGTGACCGCGGCGCATGTTAAGCTGCCAACGTGCCAGCTGACCTTTGCGACCTTTAGCATGGCTTGCCTTCTCCAGCTCTGCCATAGTCGCACCCTTGGGGATACCATGGCGCTGGCTGTCTCCTGGACGACCTGGGCCCTTGCCATCTGCAAAGTTCTCAAAGAGTTCAAACAGTTTCATAGATATATTTATTGGGAAGTCTGTAGGAGGAATTCTCCGTAAGTCTTCTGTAGTCCCTGCTCTAGACCGATCTTAGGAGACCATCCTAGTGCTTTGATACGGCTGTTATCGCTGAGCTTAGACATAGCACCGTCTGGCATGCTAGTATCAAAACTTATCTCACCTTGATACCCTACGATCTTCTGTATCATCTCAGCTAGGTTGCGTATGCTTACTTCTGTTCCGCTGCTCACGTTGATGCTGATATCGCTAGAATAATTCTCCATGAGGAAGATGCATGCTTCGGCTAGATCATCCACATATAAGAATTCTCGACGAGGTAGCCCGCTCCCCCATATAGTGACTGACGCATCTCCATTAATCTTAGCAGCATGGAATCTCTGCAGCAGACTAGGGATGACATGCCCATCTTCGAGATGATAGCGATCAAACGGACCATATAGATTGCTAGGTGTTACTGATATGAAATCTTTACCGAACTGCTGTCTGTATGCTTGTATCAACTTGATACCGGCTATCTTAGCTACTGCATACCATTCATTGGTAGGCTCAGGCAGACCGGTTAGTAATGCTTCTTCTCGTATGGGTTTTTCTGCTTCCGGTGGATATATGCACGTTGATCCGAAGAACATCAGCTTCTTCACCCCGGTCTGATGTGCAGCAGATATGACGCTGTTCTGTATGTTGAGATTATCTAGCAAGAATGATACTGGATTGTCTCGGTTTGCTTTTATGCCGCCTACTCTTGCAGCAGTCAGAAACACACAGTCTGGCTGATTGTCTGACAGATAGGAACAGACTTGATCTTGGTATCTTAGATCCAGCTGCTCTTTATCGATAGTCAGGACTTCGCAATCTATCTTATCAAGCTGCTTTAACAGGGCGGTTCCCACTAATCCATCGTGTCCTGCGACATAAACCTTCTTACCTGTCAATGGCAGGTACTTACCTGTTATACTGAACTGCATTCTACTGCCCTTTTCTCTCGGTAAAGATCATCAACATGCACTCGTTCAATCGACCTTTGAGTACCGATATTGCAGTATGTATATGTCCAGTATCTGTATCTCGTAATCTAGATTCTAATATCTTGACCTCGCGGTCTAGAACCTGCATGTGTATGACTGCTTCATCCTGGGTAAGGTCTATCTTCTTCATCGCGTTGCAAACATCCTCATCTGAAGCGCACAGATCCTGCGCTTGTTCTCATATATGATGACCTGCGGACGGTTCTTGCGCTCACGATGCACTACTAGATGCATATCCTCAGGCAGGATCATACCCATCTCCATCAGCAACGCATGTGGATCATCACACAGACGTTCCATCATGCGCTTATCCAGCCAGCAACGTGCTAGCACCGTGCCCATGTAATCTAGGATCTTGTCCTTGATGGTACGAGGATCGATCACCTTATATTCGGTGTAATCCTCATACCGAGGGGGCGGTTCTTCAACATGATAGTTGCTGAGGATCACTTGTTGAGGAGTGTAGACCTGCAGTGCGTTGCTCATACTTCAATCACCAAGTTAGGGTTAAACGTGCTACGAGTATGCTCGCCGGGATAGCCGCGAGGGTTACATACCACACGGCAGCGGTTCACAGTGTAGTCCCAAGGATCGTGGACATGACCATGCGCCCAGAGCACTAAGTGCTCGTTGTCCAGCATGATGTCGTCCAGATCGTTGACGAAACAACCGTTCATGTGTGGCTGGCCAGCGAAGCGAGGATGCAGGCTCTGACGGCTGGGCGTGTGATGTGTGCAGACCACGGTCTTCATCTTGTGCTCGGCTAGCATAGCCTTGATCCAATCCCTAGTCTGCTCGTGGCATTCTACGGTGGCGGTGACATGCAACCGCCTAAACGAACCGCTAGTAAAGTCCGAGACAGCGCGATAGTCGTTCATCATGTCGCGAGCACTCAGCATAGTCAAGGGATCTCGATTGTTCATGTCAGTCCACAAGCTACCGCCCAGGAACTGCACATCGTCGATCACCAACCTATTCTTCTCCAGCAGATGGATGTTGGGATAATGCTCTAGCTCTTCTCTGAGAACTGTCTCGTTTCGATCCCACCGACCCTTGTAGTGCTCGTGGTTGCCCATGAGGTACACAGTGTTTGCCCAGCTGTCGTTGACGTGCTGCAGGAACTCTCGCCACTGCTTTACATCGTTGCCATAGCCGCCGTTGTTCTGCATCGTGCTAGCATCTACAACAGTGCCGTCTGGCTTGGTGATGAAACGAGGATTGCGATAGAAGTATTCTGCTAGGAAGATATCTCCACCCAAGACAAGGACATCCGCCCCTGCATTTTCCAGCACGGGCGGATCGTCAAATTCTAGATGAAGATCACTGATGATCTGTATCTTCATTATGCGTCTCCATCGAAGTTATAAGTCCACTTAGCACCACCCCACATCTCACGGACTGAGTCCACCTTAGTCTGGGTACCGCAGTTCTTCTTGATGTGGTTGATGATCAACTCGCGAGGATCCTTACCGTCAAAGCGTCCGAAAACGAACTGTGGCAAGAACGAACCCTTTGGGATGTATGGCATTATGCGCTGAGCGAACTGCTTGCGATCTGCACCAGTTACTAACACAGCTTGGAAGTACTCTTCATACCAGTTGACCATGCCGTTGATGCCGATCCAGAAGTCCGTCTCGAACGAGTCTACACGCTTGAGATCTTCGTCCAGCATGTAGGGCTTAACGTCGTCCATCTTCTCGTTGATCAAAAGCTCTACTACGTTCTTCTCCCAGATCAAGTTGTCCTTGGTCTTGTGGATTCGAACATACCAGTCGCCTTTGACCTTGAGCATCTGACCATCGTCAAAGCGGATGATCCAACCCTCAGCATCTTCCATAGCACGAGTCTCAGCGATCAGGTGCTCCATGTTCTCAGTAGTGCCAGCATAAGCCCGTACCACTTCGATGCCAAACATCTCGCCGTACTCTTGCATCCAACGCAGGCTAAAATACTTGCCCGTTACAGTTTCACGAACAGCAATCAATACCAGACGATCCTCAGGATAGTCTACCACGATGCGCTGCTTGCGACTGCACCATTCGAAGATGGGAGTAAAGTTGAACTTTTCAACGCACATACGAGCGAACTGCTCATACTGTGGATTGCGAGCAACAAACTCTTCAGCCTGCATGGACACTTCGGTGATACCCATCTTGGTTCCCCAACGGATACCAGACGCAGTGAACACAGGAGTGATCATCGACCCATCCAACTTCTCCAGGATGACGTGCTGCTTGCCCAAGTCGATCCTGTGAGCAGCAGTCTCGTCACGCTCGTTCACGTTGAAGAACTTGTGCAAGCGGCGCGACATGATGCGACCATCTGGATAGAACAGCAAGCCACGGCACTCACGACGGATAGCAGCCAAGTTCACTGAATCTGGGCAACGCTGTGATCCACAGCCCGCAGTCTCGCTCATAGGCAGCTTACAGCCTGGGCACCAATAGTCCTCATCGCGGACCTCAGGAAAGGTGTCAGCCATGCTTACCATGTAGTTGACCACGGTTCCCCACTCGCGGGTAGCGACGATGAACTCGTCACGGCCCTCGATAGCAGGCAACACATCGTCTAAACACTCTATGCGTGGAAACTGGTAATCCATGTCATATACTCCTCATAATGCATAATAGCATGGATTAGGTATCTGTCAACTGAATAGTATCTTCATCCAACCTACGGTATCCATGCTTGCTATCATGAGAAAGGTTGCCAACATACCAAAGCTACCCCTGCTCCACGCACACCAAGCATAGGCCAGTGTGCCCGAGATCCACAGTGGATACAGCATCTGGAAGGGCAGGTTAGGGACTGTTGTGTTCACTATCACCGCACACACCAAGCTATCCGCCCAGCACAGTGCCTCTAAGGTGAAACGGAGAGGATGGTCTTGCCAATCCTCCCGTATCCAATCCCAGATGCCCCGCAGTTGGTTTATCACTCGGTTGCCACCATCTCTAACTGACGCCAATCTGTGTCCTCAGGTAGTGATACAATAGTAACAGTGTCTGAGTTCTTGTCAAGCAGATCCCTCAGTACACTCGCTGCCAAACCTGTGACACCATAACGACCCTTGGCACAGCGATATACGCTGCCGCTGGCACCATGGAACAGCCAGTGGTCTCCGTCATCAGTGACAGCTGTGATACCGCTGTTCATTCGCCAGTAGTCACCATCTGCGTAGCTGCCCTTCCACTCT